GCCAACGAGTTGGTAGCCGATGCTGGATTCGACCTAGCTTCTCACCTTGCTAACCAGGCTGGTAACGGCATTGGTTACGGTGTGAACAATGTTCTAACCGTAGGTGACGGATCAAGCAAGCCTTTGGGTATTGTTCCTGCTGCTGGTTCTGGTATCACTGGTGGAACTGCCGTAACAGGCCAGTTCACCGCTGACAACCTGATTGACCTTGCTTACTCGGTTGACGGTGCAGTTCGCCGCATGCCAGGTGCAGCATTCATGGCAAACGGTGCAACCATCGGAAAGATGCGTAAGCTGAAGGACACTGCTGGCAACTACCTCTACCAGGTAGGCGTTGGATACCCTGACACCTTCGCTGGCTTCCGTGTAATCGAGAACCCACACATGGCGGACACTGGCCTTTCGGCAAAGTCTGTATTGTTCGGTGACCTCTCGTCATACAAGGTTCGTGTAGCAGGTGGAATCCAGGTTGCTTCTAGCCAGGACTTCGCATTCAACACCGATCTGACCACATGGAGATTCTTGATTCGCCTTGACGGTGACATCACTCACAGCTCCCATGTCAAATACTTCATCGGAAACGCTGCTTAGTTTCTGACGAAATAAGCGAGACCCACCCAAGTTGTAGGTTGCTTGGGTGGGTTTCTTTTTATACACTGTGACCATGGCAACCTACGACCTACTAAAAGCTGCTATCGCATTCGGTAGCAATTCACCAGGAACACCTACCGGTTACGGACAGCAAGGCAAGCAACTAATCACCCGAATGCTTAGGCATGGGATGAAGGTAGCTGCTCTCAGTAACTACGGATTAGAAGGTCAGCAAACAGAGCTGACATTCGGTAAAGAAAAAATCCCACACTACCCAAAGGGTCTGACACTTTATTCTGCGGATGTCTACCCAATTTGGGCAGCAGACTTCCACACTAAGCACCCTGACTATAAGCCTTATCTGATGACCCTCTACGATGTTTGGGTTTACAACCAGATGGACTATAAAGGCGAAATAATTTCATGGGTGCCCATGGATCATCTAACTATCACGCCAGGCGTAAGAGAGTTTCTAACTAAGCCAAATGTAACTCCAGTAACCATGGCTCCGCACGGTCAAGAGATTATGGAAGCACTTGGTCTGGAATCTACTTACATTCCACACGGCATAGACACAAATGTCTATAAACCAACCCATGAGATTGCTGGCAAGAACATCAGGGAGTTTATGGGTATCCCCGAGGATGCCTTCCTAGTTGGCATAGTGGCAGCTAACAAAGCTAACGGTCAGATTCACCGCAAGGCTTATGCAGAAAACCTACTTGCTTTTGCCATGCACCTCAAGTCACATCCAGACAGTTTGCTTTACATCCACACCGAACCAGGCAGGGGCTACGGTGGATTTGACATCGCTGTTTTACTAAAAGCCATGGGCATTCCTAGGGAGAATGTGCTGATGCCAGATCCATTCTTACTGAGAGCTGGATACCCAGAAGAACACATGGCTGGCTTCTACACTGCAATGAATGTGTTGCTTAGCACTTCTTACGGAGAAGGTTTCGGTATTCCGACAATCGAGGCACAAGCCTGTGGCACAAGAGTTATCACAAGCAACTACGCTGCCTCTAAAGACCTAGCTTCGGAAGATAGCTGGAAGATTGATGGTCAGCCATTCTGGGATGAGGCACAAGGAAGCTTCTTCCAGATACCTTCGGTCAATAGCATTGTCAGAGCTTTGAATGAAGCATACGAAGCAGACCGTGCTAAAAGCGAAAAGGCAATTGCCTTTGCTAATCAATTTGATGCTGACAAAGTGTGGAACGAGAACTGGGTTCCATTCTTCAAGAAGCTGTTGAAGTGAAGATAACTGCCCTAGCTCCATTCCCGTTTGTAGGAGCTCAATTTGGTGGCGGGGAAAGAATCTACAACTTACTTAGCCGTGTGGAAAACGAAATAGATGTTTTGATTCCAACATTCGGTGAACCGCAACGCATGAGGCACAACAACCTAACGCTTACAGCATTACCGTTGCCTCACTATGTGCGTCACAAGGAATGGGATTTAGCAGTTATAGAAGGCACTCCTGAGACTTTCAAATCAGTCCTAGGAATCATTGAGCCTGACCTAATTATTCTTGAGCATCCTTGGCAAGTAGAGGCAATCCAAACTCAAAGATTCGTTTATGATGCACACAATAACGAAACAAGAATCAAACAACTTATCGGTGGCCCAGAAATACAAGAAGCTACTGCCAGAGTGGAAAAGATTGCTTTACAAGCAGATCATGTAACTTATTGCTCTACTGAAGATGAGATTCAGTCTGATAGTCCGATGACTTTGATACCAAATGGTGTCAATTTGCCACCAGAGGTAAACACAAAAGGATTCGGTTCAGACATTCTTCTCTTTGTGGGTAGCGGTCACCCACCAAACATAGGTGCGGCTATGGCCCTTGCAAGTATTGCCGAGTTCTTGCCCGATTACCAGATAGTTATTGCTGGGCAGTGCAGTCAATTCATTCGTAGCAATCAGCCAAATGTCAAACTGTTGGGGCATGTAGAGCCATCAACCCTACATCAGCTATTCCTATCAGCTCATGCATTTGTAAACCTCATGGGGGCAGGATCGGGCACTTCGCTGAAAGTTATCAAGGCAATTAGTTATGGGCTACCAGTTATTAGCACCATAGTTGGAGCTAGGGGCTACAGCACGGGCTGTTTGATAGCTAGAACGCCACAGGAAGTCACAGAATGGCTAGATAAGCTAAAGACACCACTTCAATACAAAAGTGTCTCAGAATCGAACCTAGAGCTTGCCAAGGGGTATTCTTGGGATGTTATTGGCAAACGATTCAATGAAACAGTATTCTCGGTGGTCTGATGAAACTTATAGTTCCAGTCCTAAACCGCTATGACCTGCTCAACAGAATGATTGAGAGCATTGACTATCCAGTTGAAAGACTTTTGATTATTGACAATGGCTGGGGAATTCATCAAGGTTTAGAAGGGCCCGTATCAAACAATCCAAATGTGTTGGCAATGGATGTAATAAACATTTATAGCAACCTAGGCATAGCACCTGCTTGGAACCTAGGAGTAAAGAATTACCCCTTTGAAGAAGTTTTTTACTTTACTTCAAATGATTGTGTGTTTTCTCCAGGGACTTTACAAAAACTTCAGCAAGAATCCGCCGCAGACAAAGTGACAATCTCTGAGATGTGGCCTCATTGGCAACTATTTTCGGTTGGAGCAAAAGTCTTTGAAGCCTGTGGGTTATTCGATGAAGCTATCTTCCCGATGAACTTTGAAGATGATGAATTTGAATGGAGGGTTACAGAAATGGGGTTTTCAATAACCAAAGCCAATTTGCCCATGATCCATGACGGGCAAATGACCTTCAAGAGCAACAATCACTATGCTGCCAGGAACTCAGAAACTTACAGAGCCAATGAAGCTTACTTCAATCAGAAAAAACAAGAGAACCGACTAAATTCAGGAGAATGGTCTTTGGTCATACGGAGAAGGAATAACTGGTGAAAGTATTCATTACTGGCATAGCCGGATTCTTGGGCTCACACCTAGCCGATAGATTTTTACAAGAAGGACATTCGGTTGTGGGGGTAGATTCGCTGATTGGTGGTTATGTTGATAATGTTCCCGATGGTGCAAGATTTTATGCCCGAGACTTGGTAAAAGATTCGGTTCAGGATTTATTGACTGATGTTGATTTAGTCATTCATGCTGCTTGCACTGCCTATGAGGGCCTGAGCGTGTTTTCCCCAGCACTGGTTGTCTCCAACACAACCCAAGCTACTACAGAGCTTCTATCTCAGTCAATCAAAGCAAAGGTAAAAAAGTTTGTTTACTTATCAAGCATGGCTCGATACGGCACGATTGATAATCCATATACAGAGGATATGCAGCCTAAGCCACAAGATCCATACGGTATAGCAAAGCTGGCAAGCGAAAAGCTAGTGGAAAATCTATGCAACACACACGGACTTGAATGGGTTGTTTTAGTGCCACATAACATCATTGGCCCAAGACAAAAGTATGACGACCCGTTTAGAAATGTCGCCTCAATCATGGCTAATAGGTTGCTTCAGAATCAACCCCCGATTATCTATGGCGATGGTCAGCAAATGCGATGCTTTAGCTTTATTCAGGATGTTGTAGACCCTCTTTATGTTGCCTGTATGTCAGACGAGGCATTGGGGCAGGTCATAAACATAGGGCCAGACGAAGAACCAATTACTATCAATGAATTGGCAGAGAAGCTACAAAGCATTGTCGGCACGACATTCAAGCCTATTTACACTGGCGGTAGACCGCAGGAAGTAAAGATAGCTCTATGCAGCAGTGACAAGGCAAGAAGGCTACTTGGGTATCAAACCTCTACGACCCTAGAAAATGGCTTGAGGGAACTGGTTGATTGGATAAGGGCTAGAGGGGTAAAGGATTTTGAGTATCACCTACCCATAGAGATTGAGAGTGATCGCTTACCCGCCACATGGTCTCAGCGTTGGTTCTAGCTGTAGAATAAAAGCATGGCACTCACCAACGCATATTGCACTCTACAAGAGGTCAAAGACGCACTCAGAATCACAGATTCCGTGGATGACACAATACTGGAGCTGAGCATAGAAACTGCTTCACGCCAGATTGATGACATCTGCGAAAGGCAGTTCTATCAGACCGTTGGTGCGACCAGAATCTTTGCCCCCAGAGACAGTTTCGTGTGCGAAATTGATGATTTGGTCAGTCTTACCAGTCTAAAAACCTCCACCGCTGCTGATGGAGTATTCGATGTGACTTGGGCAGCTAAGGACTACCAACTAGAGCCACTGAACAGTCTTGCTGGGGGCATTCCCTCTCCTGCTACACAAATCAGAGCTATTGACGACTATTGGTTCCCGCTTGCAATGGAAGAAGCAACCGTGCAGGTAGTTGGAACATTCGGTTGGAGCTCAGTGCCACGAGCAATCAAGATGGCAACGATTCTTTTGTCCATGAGACTTTACAAGCGTATGGATTCACCACTTGGTGTTGCTGGCGTGGGCGAACTGGGCGTTATCCGTGTAAGCCGTATTGACCCAGACATCGAAGCCTTGATTATGCCATTCAAGAAAATGAGGATGGCTTAGTGAGCATCAGTGACATCAGAGACGGCTTAGCAACTAACCTAGCTACCATCCCTGGGCTGAGAACAGCATCTGAGCTAATTGACAACCCGAGCCCTCCAGTGGCTTTAGTCGGCTTGGAATCGGTTGAATACGATCAGGCTTACCAGAGTGGTCTAAACCTTTACACATTCACTATCACGGTAATAGTTGGTCGTGCAGCAGAACGCACGATGCAAAGAAAGCTTGATTCTTACATGTTTCCTTCAGGCGAGCAGTCTGTCAAGGTTGCGGTAGAATCAGACAGGACACTATCGGGTTTGGTTCAAGACCTTCGGGTTGTGAGCTCAGGTTCGGTGGGGTCTATAACCATAAACGACCAAACCTACTTGGCGGCTGAATTCACAGTCACCGTCTATGCATAAAAGGAGATAAATTGGCAAAGTTCATTGCTACAGGCACCAAGGTGACCTTGAACGGTAACGATTTCTCCAGCTCGTGTGCGAGAGCAGAGCTGGTGATCAACGCCGCCGAGGTGACCACAACAGATTTCGGTTCAAATGGCTGGACTGAAGTTATTGGGGGCCTAAAATCAGGTCAGGTTTCACTTGACTTCCACAGCGACTTTGGAACAGGTGCTGTATCCCGTATTTTCCAGCCTCTAGTTGGAACAATCGGAACAGTAGTTCTAATTGCTGCTAACGGAACTGCTGCATCGCAGTCCACGCCGGCATATACTGCTACCGTGCTTATCAATTCTTTCACCCCCGTGAGCGGGGCCGTGGGCGATTTGAGCACATTTAGCGTTACGTTTCCGACCACCGGAGAAGTAAGCTACGCAACCGCATAAGGAACATAAATGAAAATCAACCTACAAGTTACTTACGAAAACGGAACTAAGAAGCTCGTTGTTTGCAACGCAGCAGATCTAGTTGCTTTTGAAGATAAGTATGAAGTATCAATTTCAGCTATCGGAGCCGAGACCAAGTTGAGCCACTTGCTCTTCTTGGCTTGGCATTCCGAGAAGCGAACCGGCTCGACAAAAGACGACTTCGACAAGTGGCTGGAAACAGTTGCTTCGGTTGGAGATTCTGACAGCGACCCAAAATAAGGGGGCTGGGGGATTCCTCAGCTCACTGGTTTATCGCTGGTCTTGCCGTAGAAACTGGCATAGCACCTAGCGTTTTGATGCAAGAATCAGAACGCATGCTATGGACTATGCATAGATGGCTTGTAGCAAGAAACATGCCTAAGTCATAAGGAAGCCGCCCTTCGGGGCGGTTTTTCTTTTAGCGGTAAACTTGTAAGGATTGATTGGCGGTAATCTTGGCGAGTATTGATCCTAATTTTCAGGTAAGTAGTCAGTCTGGTGCATTCGGTTCGTCAAATACTGTCAGACTAGAAATCACAAACTACAGCGAAGTCCTGAAGGTTCTAAGGAATCTTGATAGCGACTACATAGCTACCATGCGTAAGGAATTCAAAAGCATCGGTAATGAGGCTGCCAAGAAGGTCAGAAGAGCCATCCCAGCCAAGGGCAATCCTCCACTTAGGAATATGAGGCAAGTTTGGTATGGTCGCCTGGCTTGGGGAACTACATTCGGTGGCGAAGGTAGAGAGGCACCTAGACCAGCAAAGTCCGTTTTGGTTCAGTTGCCAAACACTCGTAAGAAAAAGTATCGTGAACTTGAACGAGCTCCGATTGTGAGGCTACAGGTTGGCTCTCCTGGAACGGTGCTATTTGACATGGCTGGCAGAAGAAACTACAGCAAAGGCCGTAAAGGACTTACTCCAGAGTATGACTACATCTACAGAGTGAAGGGGCTTACGGTTCCAGGTAAGCGTAGGCACCGAGTAGTTCCAGGTGCATTCGCTAAAGCCTTGGCAAAGACAGGTTATGGTAGAGCATCTCGAATTGTTTACCCAGCAGTAGAGGATTCGATGCCTCAGATTACCTTCAAAATGAAAGCAGTTGTTTTCAAGGTAAATCAAAGAATTCAAGCATTGTTAGATGCAAAAACCAAAACCGATTGGAGAAGTAGCTAAATGGCAGGAAAGATAAATGTCCCCATTACTACGGCTATTCAGGGCATAGCTAACGCACAAAGACAGCTTTCAACCCTAGCCAATGGCATAAGCAAGGTAGGCAAGACTGCCGGATTAGCTGCTATTGGTTTCGCTACCTTTACTGCTGGCCTAAAGGGTGCTGACTTTGCTATGCAAGCTATTGCAGGTGCAAGAGACCTTGAGCGTAACATGCTTGGTTTGGCATCGGTCTTTGAAGAAGTCGAACCACAAATGCGAAACTTCTCTCGCAATGCTGAGGAAGTCGGTCTATCACTAAACGATGCATCCAAGGCTTCTATCTTTATTGGTTCGGTTCTAAAGCAATCTGGCTTTTCTATTCAAGAAACTGCTGATCTAACTGAGCGTCTGGTTCGGTTGGGAACTGACCTATCGCTGACCTATGGATATGATGTTCAAGAAGCTTTGATGGGTATGACTGCTCTCTTCCGTGGAGAGTATGACCCGATTGAAAAGTTCGGTGTTGCTTTGAAGCAATCCGAAGTCAATTCGGAACTCGCAGCTAGGAACCTAGACAACCTAACTGGTGCCGCTAGACGGTTTGCAGAACAGCAAATTCGTGTGGAATTGCTATTCCAAAGAGCACAAACAGCTCAGGGAGCCTTTGAACGAGGCACTGGAACTCTTGCAGTAGAGCAACTCAGACTTGCTGCGGTATTCAATAACATGCGGGATACCGTTGCAAGCAATCTCTTGCCAGCACTGGGGCTGTTGACGCAAACCACCAGAGAGGCCCTAGAGGCCGTAGAGCCCAAGATTGCAGAATCCTTCCGAGAGCTAGAACCGATTGTCTATGACCTTGGCTACATAATAATCCCCGTTCTCAGAGATTCTTTGATTGCAGTTCTTGATGCCTTCAATCAAGTTCTCAGGGTTGTTCAGTCACTATTTGATCCGACTACAGACCTTGGCAATGCCATTCTTAACTTAAATACTCAGTTAGGGTCTTTATTCAATACATTTGCTACATCAGGTGTTGTTCCTGAAACTGAGGAAGAATTCATATCCCTATCGGATGTTCTGGTATTTGTTATTCAGCTATTCGAGCGTATTGCCTACTGGATTGAAGTTATTACCGTTCGTAAGAGAATTCTTGAAGAACGCTTTGCTTCATTCTTCAATCTTGACTGGGATGAGTTTTTCAAAGACTGGGATGCCTATGGTGAAGCAGAGCTCAAGGCTATTGAGAATACGAAAAGGGCAACCGAAGAGCAGTATAAATATAACTATCAGCTAAATCAAACCAGTCTGTTCCTTCGCAAGATAAGCGTTGAAGCAGATAGGGGAGAAGCAAATAGATTCAATCGCCTGAGACCCCCAGAGATTCAAGTTCCTCTACCAGGTGGGTTAGAAGATGCTGCTAGCGGTAAAAAGGCAGCCAAGAACTACATCAAAGAATTTTTCGATGGCCTAAAAGAAGAAGTCCAAAAACAAACCGCTGCTGAGCAACTAAGACTTCGTGGTGCATCTGAAGGCTTGATTAGCTCCATCCTTGCTGGTGAGGGCTGGATGAAGGTCTGGCAGCAAATCAAGTCAGGCAAGACTGTTCTTGAAGATTTACAAAAGCAATTCAATAGGACAGCAGCAGGAGCTAAAGAGCTTGCAAATGCAGCCAAAGAATCGGCAGAAGCTATTGCTGAGTATGAAGAAAAAGTTGCCGAAATTAACAGGCGTTTGGCTGATGAGATTGAGCAAATCGCAGAAAAGGCAGTCGAAGCAAAGCTGGGCTTTGCCGATCTTCTTGAGGGCTTCTCAGTTCTTCCCACTATTGAGCGTCAAATGGGCAGATTTGAGCAAGAGTTTGTATCTCAGCTTGAATCAATCGAGAGTGCCCTCAAGTCAGCATTCCGTAATAAAGACATTTTGGAAGAGGGCTATAACAATCTTCGTGCCTTCGCACAAGCCGAGCTTGCACTTCTACAGCAGATTGGTCGTCAGCGTGACGAACTAGCTCAGCGATTTGACTTAGCCAAGGGTCTAATTGACAACTACAAGAGAGCTTTTACCGCAGCCCTCAATCTAACTCAATTATTCGGTCAGCTAAAGCAAGAAACCGAGACTCGCACCGTAACCTCCGTAAGCCGTGCCCTGATGCGTCTGGGAGGCTCTATGCGGGAGTTTGAGGTCACAATTTCGTCTACCTATGAAGAGACCATAGGTGGCATCCAAAACAAGACACAAGGCATCCTAGAGGGCTTTAGAGCTATGGCTGAGAAGGCTCGTGCCTTTGCCGAGAACTTACGCAAGCTTCGTGAGATGGGCCTTGACCCCATGCTGTTCAACCAGTTGGTCGAGGCTGGTATTGAAGCCGGTGGAGAGACTGCCCAGGCTCTAGTAGATGGCGGTAGCGAAACCATCAATGAGCTAAACAGCATCTTCAAGGAGATTGATGCTGTCGGTGCATCCCTAGGTGAAGAAGTTGCTTCTTCGCTCTATGGCACTGGCATTGACATGGCTAACGGGCTACTTGAGGGTATTCGGTCAAAGCAAGCTGAGCTGGAGAACCAAGCTCGTGTCATGGCTCAAGCCTTCAATGCTGCCTTCCAAGCATCGCTAAGCGTTCAGGTAGACATTGCTGCCAAGGCTGCTGCCGATGCTGCTAGGGCAACTGCTGCAAGTGAGATTGCTGCTATTCCAGTCCCAGAAGCCCTCAAAGAGCCACCAAAGATTGACGAGGCTGCCCTTGCCAGAATCCGTGAGCTTATTGCTCAAGCAAGTGCTTACATAGCCAATGTTGGAGATGCTACTAAGCGTGCAGGTGCCCTGGTCAAGCGTGACATCTACTCAAGCCTTGAGCAGGACATTTTGGCAGGTAGAGCTATTGATCTATCTGGTATTCGGTCAGGTATGACTTCAGGAGAACTGGCTGCTGCTGCTATTGCTGCTGGCGGAACAACAGTAAACAATTACTACACGGTCAATGTCACCGCAGACACAAGAACTAGCGGTGCTAAGGCTGGTGAGGCAGTAGTAGAGACGCTTCAGAAGTTTGGGGCTGTAAATGGTAACTTCAATGTTCAGGTGACTGTCTAATGGCAATGCCAATCGAGAAGGTTGAAGTAGGTTTCGACACTAGCTTCTCTGGAGCAGGAAACTTCTTTGTCCTCGACGACCCAGTAAAGGGTCAGCTAAACAACACTTCCTACCCACTTGCAGGATTGACCTTTATTGATGTCACTGACAGAGTAAGAAATTTCAGCATCTCTCGAGGTCGCTCTAACCTCTTCTCAGCCTTCCCAGCGGGCCAGCTCAATGTGGAGTTCAACAACCATGACAGGGCTTTCGATCCTTTATACACTCAGTCACCGTTCGCCGGCAACATCGTGCCTAGGCGTGAAATCCGTGTATCAACAGACGATGTAGTTCAATATGTCGGTTGGATAGATGACTGGGGATTCAGCTATTTGCCCAACGGAGATTCGGTTGCAGAAGCTATCGCCTATGACGCTACAAGCATTATCTCTGGTCAGACCTTGACTGCTGGAACACCTACTGCCCAGCTCACAGGTGCTCGTGTTTCTAACATCCTTGACCAAATTAACTGGTCGCCAGAGGAAAGAAATATAGAAGCAGGTGTGGCAACCCTAGGCACGGCAGTAATTGATGCCAATACAAATGCTATGAATTACCTGCAAACTATTGCTCTATCTGAGCCAGGCTTGGTATTCGTAGACAAGATTGGTCGTCTAACTTTCCTAGATCGCACGCAAAGCCCTACCTCTACAGGCTTAGTGCAGTTCGGTGGAACAGGCATTCCGTTCCAGTCGGTAGATGTCAGCTATGGATCTGACAACCTCTACAACGAAGTAGTCCTAGACCGAGTAGGCGGAGGAACGGCTACAGCTACCGATACTCAGAGTGTCGCCGATTACGGTCTTAGAACCCTAAGTCAGTCTGGCTTGTTACTAAACACTGACCTAGCCCTAGCAGAACTCGCCTTAGTGCTCGCCCAGCAATACTCACAGCCTGAATACAGATTCAGCAGCCTAGAGGTCGCTATTCACAAACTTGACCCCGCTGAGCAGGAAGATGTGCTGGGCTTAGAGCTCGGTTCGATAGCAAAGATAGTTTTCACCCCTAACGGCATAGGAGACGCAATCCAGCGTTTCGTGCAGGTAATCTCAATAAATCACACGGTAAACCCACAAAACCACTTTATAGAGTTTGGCTTCCAGTCACTTGACGCTGCCTATCTAGTCCTAGATGATGCAGAGTTTGGTAAGCTAGACCTATACAGTTTGAGCTGGTAAGGAAATCATGGCAGGTCTCGGCTATAAAGTATTCACAGCGGGTGAGGTTCTAACCGCCGCTAATGTCAATAACTATTTGATGGAGCAATCCGTCATGGTCTTTGCTGGCACCGCTGCCAGAGGATCAGCCCTAGGAACTGCCGTAGCAGAGGGTATGGTTAGCTACCTGACCGACAACAACATTATTGAGGTTTACTACTCAAATAGCTGGCATTCAATCAGCAAGTCAAGGGTTAACTCAGTTACTGCTGCCTATACGGCAACAGCTAATGACGCAAACGATGTCATCTATGTCTCTGGCACCGCTGCCGTGACTGTCACAGTCCCTGACCTTTTTGACATTGGTGATCGTATTGACATCTGGCGTAACGCTGGCGGAACTGTAACTATCGCCGCAGGAACAGGCGTGACCGACTGGGCTGGTGCAGGAACAGCGGGAACAGCCGTCACCTTCAAGATTGACCAGACCTACAATGCCGCAACTGTTCAAAAGGTTGCAGCTAACACCTACCGAGTAGTTGGAAAGATAACTGCATAATGCCTAT